CCCCACGACACGGGGCCAAGACAAGGAGGGCGGTATGTACGACATGATGGCCATCGACCTACCGCTCTGGGCGGCGGCCCGACGGAACGACCCGCCGACGAGCAAGGCGGCGGGCCGGAACTCGCGGCGGTTCGCCAGCGGTCACTGCCGGAGGATCCTGGACGCCCTGGCGATCGGGCCCGGGACGAAGGACGAAATAGCGGCCCGGTGTGGGCTGACGGAGCAGCAGGTCGCCCGGCGGATGCACGAGCTCGTCGGCGGCGGCCTGGTGCTCGAGGTCGGCGAGGCGGTCTCGCCGACGGGGAATCGGGAGACGGTTTATAGGATCGGAAACACATAGGAGCAGAAAATGCGACTTCTGAAGACTGAGAACAGAAAGATCAACGTCGACCAGTTGAACATTTCGGACGCTTACCAGCGTACGATCGTTTCGGCTCGCGTGAACAGGATCGCGAAGAACCTCGATCAAGACGCCTTTGGATCGCTCACTGTCGGCCAGCGTAGAGACGGATCTCACTACGTTGTCGACGGGATGCAACGGCTGACAGCGGCCCGGAAGCTCGGGATCGCTATGGTCCCCTGCGATGTCTTTCAGTCCGACGGCCAGGAGCACGAGGCCAGGGTGTTCCGCCTGAAGAACAGGGAGCGGACGAACGTGTCTGCCCTGGCATTGTTCAACGCGCAATTGACGGAAGGCGATCCGCAGACCATCGAGATAGCAGCAGTCGTAAAGCGGGCCGGGCTGAAACTGCGGCTCCGCGACGAGGGAGGGCAGGGCTGGCCGTACATCAAGGCCGTGAAGGCCTTAGAGCGATCATTCCAGCGTATCGGGCCTGATGGCCTTCAGGCGGCCCTGGCGATTCTGTCTGAAGCGTGGCCTGGAGAAGATGGCGCACTACAGGGAGACATGATCGAAGGTGTGTGCTGGTTCATCAAGAAGCACGAAGGGTTTGATGAACGGCGTCTCATCGACAGGCTGTCAAAAAAGTCGATCACCGGCGTGATCCGCGCGGCGGACGCAAACTTCAGGCTCGGCAAAGATAGAGACAGCTCATCGTATGGCCGCTCGCTTGCCACTTATGACGCTATCGCGTTCATTTACACAAAGGGCCTCCGTCGCAAGAAGGCGGAGGCATAGATGGCCGGTGAATGGATCCCATACGACGTATGCCTCCCTCAGAAGCCCGAGGTCCTCGAGCTCGTCGACGTGACCGGCCTCCCGGCCGACCAGGTCGTCGGGCGGCTCCTCATGCTCTGGGGGTGGGCGGCCCTCAACAGCTCCGACGGGACCGCCAGGATGTCGCTGCGGCTCCTGTCGAAGGTCTGCGGGGGCGATGAAACCTTCTGGTACGCTGTCGAGAATGTCGGCTGGCTCGTGATCGACGCGGAAGCGGGAATCGTTGGTATCCCCGGATGGGACGCCAGATTCTCTAAGGCCGCAAAATCACGGGCTTTAGGTGCGGTCCGGCACCAGGTCGACAAGGTCGGGGGCGCTAAGCGCCCCCAGCCGGGGCGCGCCGCCCCCCCGACCGGGGCGCGTCGCGCCCTAGAGAGAAGAGATAGAGGAGATAGAAGTTCTTCTTCTTCCCCCGTGGATGCTGCGCAGGGCCAGGAGCAGGCCCCGGACGGCGTCCCGGGCTGGGATACCCTGCGGGCCGCCTGGAAGGCCGGCAAGGGCCGACCCTGGGCACTGCCGGACCCGCCGGACAAGGCGGCCGACCGGCTCGCGGAGGAGGGCTGGTTCGCGAAGGCCCTGGCGGCGATCGACCGGCTGCCGGCCTGCAAGTTCTTCCGCGACCCGGTGACGCTCCCCCAGTTCGTGGCGGCCGGGTTCGTCGACAAGATCCTGGGGGGCCAGTTCGACAACCCGCGGGACCAGCGGACGGCCCCTCGGGGCCTGGACGACCGGCCGCCGGCCCAGGCGTGGAGCGGCGACGACGCCGCGCGGTTCGAGGCGACGAAGCGGGCGATCGCGGCGAAGATCATGCAGGGAGAGCACAAACCATGACGCAAGACGACGCTACACCGGCGAGCAACGGTACACCTGGCGTGTGTAGTAAACCGGTATGCGGCGAATCGGAACGCCAATCACCGCAAGCCATGCGGTGTTCTGCCAGCGAACGCGAAAGATCAGGAGCATCGCATGAGTGATTCAGACAGCACGCAGGACGACGCAGCGATGTCTCCTGCATCGACTGGTTCTACCGCCCACACGCCGGGGCCGTGGACAGTCGCAACTATCGACGATTCATTCGCCGTAGCGACATCTCCCGCCTCTGTCAACGAGAAGATGCACTGTGTTTGTGTGACCGCAGGGAACAGGTGTTCGCTAACGCTGGCAAACGCTCGCCTCATCGCCGCCGCGCCCGAGTTGCTCGCGGCCCTCAAGCGACAGCAGGCCAACATTCGGCGATGGCTGGAGACTGGAGTTCCGGCCAATGCGGAGGAGAGTCGGTCGATTTCTGAGCAGATTGACGCGGCGATCAAAGTGGCAGAGGGCGAAAGGTAGAACACGCGAGATCAACAGCCGCGAACGAAGGAGGCGGCAACCATGAGCGACGAGAATGAGCGGTCTGTTGCATCGGCTGGTTCTAAGCCTTGGAAGGGTTCGCAATCTGAGGGGCTGCACGACCTTGGCATGATCGTTGGGCTGGTGTGTAGTGCTACAGAAAGTCTTGCGCTTGCGCACCACATCGCGGAGGTTGGCGGGCTACTCACAGAGGACAAACTTCAGAGGCTCAAAGAGGCCGAAGTCAAAGCCAGCAGCCTTGGAATAGCCAGTGTGTCGATGGCTCGCGTGGCAGAACTGCACGAAAAGTCTGTTGGGCGGGTGGATTAGAACACGCGAGATCAACAGCCGCGAACGAAGGAGGCGGCGAACATGAACGACGAGAATGAGCGGTCTGTTGGATCGGCTGGTTCTGTGGAGCCGGTTGCTTGGGCGGTGGTTTCTGACAGCAGGGAGGAGATCGACTGCGAGTTCGTCTACCCAGACAAGGCCACTGCCGGCGACGTTGCGCTGGACATCAACGGCGGCTTAGTCCCGCTTTACCGCCAGCCGCAGGCCACGCTCACCGACGCGGAGCGGGAGGCGATCCACTGGGTCATCGGTGACGTAGCCGACATCACCTGGCCTGTGGAGGAGACCCTTCGCGGGCTGCTGGAGCGGCTGAAGTGACACAGAACGCGCAGGATCAGCGGCGGCGACGAGGAGACGAACCATGACGCATGACAACGAGGAGCCGTCCGCTGCATCCGCTGGTTCTAAACCGTTGACCTTCGGCTCGCTCTTCGCCGGGATCGGCGGCTTCGACCTAGGCCTCGAGCGGGCCGGGATGGTGTGCAAATGGCAAGTGGAGATTGATGACTACGCGACGAAGGTGCTGGAAAAGCACTGGCCTTCCGTGCGTCGATGGAGCGACGTTCGGACGTTTCCACCGGAGGGTGATTGGAATGTCGATGTCATCTGCGGCGGGTTCCCATGCCAAGACATTAGCGTTGCCGGAAAAGGCGCAGGGCTTGCCGGAGCAAGGTCCGGTCTTTGGTACGAGTTTGCTCGGATCATTCGCACAATACGGCCCCGATGGGTGGTCGTTGAAAACGTGCCAGCTCTCACTGCTAGAGGACTCGGAACCGTTCTCGGAGACTTGGCCGAAATCGGGTTTGATGCGGAATGGCACTGCATACCGGCTTGTGCCGTTGGTGCGCCGCACCGACGAGAACGGATCTGGATTGTGGCGAACGCCATCGGCGCAGGAGCCAGGTATCTCGCCGGAGCGGCTCACGGCTGCGGAGGGCGAAACTCTGGGCGGCGACTGCCGCCACTACGACAAGCACACGGGCCGGCTGGCACAAATCGGGCTAACTCAGCAAGTGCAACTGCGGACGCAGTGGCCGACGCCATCGGCCAGCGGGATGCCATGCGAAGGGACGGTTCGCCTTGCGAGAAAGGCGTGGCTCGACGGGGCCGCAACGCTAGAGGAAGCAAGCGCGATTGCGGGTCGGGATGTTCGGGCGAAGCAGGGCAAGGTGGCTGCGATGTGGCCGACGCCAACAGCTTGCCAGGGACACAACAACAGCGCGATGAACAGTGGCAGCGGAGGACGGGAGTTGCTACAGAAGAAGGCGGCTTCGCCGGAGGAAGCGAGCCAGATGGCTGGTGGGAAACTGAACCCGACGTGGGTCGAGTGGCTCATGGGGTTCCCGCTCGGGTGGACCGACTGCGGTGCCTCGGCAACGCGGTCGTCCCGCAAGTCGTCGAAGTGATCGGGCGGGCGATTGTGGCGAGGGAGAGTGTTTAGAACACGCAGGATCAGCGGCGGCTCCGCCGTCCGCTGCATCCGCTGGTTATGCTAGAGCGACAAACAGAAAGCATGGTGAAGCATGGAAGAGAAGCCAAAGTACGACACGTTCGCACACCTGCCGGAAATCTCCGGTGCCTGCCTACGGGTGATGGTCTTGGACGATCCAAAATCTGGCATCGACACGCTCCAGCCCTACGTTCGCTTCCGCGTTCAGGAAGCGGCCGACATGCTTGACGAGTGTGCGAAGCGGCTGGCGGCTTTGGAGAAGTACGTTGAGTTGGTGCAGGCCGCTGCGGGCAAAGCGTTCGCAGACCTCGCGGAAGAGTTTGCCGAGTCGCGTGAATGAAGGCAGGAGCATAACCAGTGTTTCTCTGGAACTTGATAACACGCCGTCTCGCCGTCAAATCGTCGCCGCGCGGCCGCGAAACGAGGAGTCGTGCGTGATAACACCCTGCGCGGCCTGCTGGAGCGGATGAAGTGACCGACGACTGCGGCGACCTCGACCCGTACCTCGCGGACCTGCTCGCCTTCAAGGGATCGGCGTCGACTCGCGACCATGTCGGCATGGACGCGATCCCGATCACGATGGAGCAGCTCGCCCGCGAGGCCGGGAAGTGGTTCGCCGGCCTGACGCTGCCCGAGGTGCCTGCGAAGCTCTGGCTCGACGCCCACGCGGCGACCGGGCAGATCTACCTGCGGGCGACGTTCGACCCCAAGGGCATGACGACGAAGGCCCGGATCCGCCTCCAGGGCCTCGCGGTGGCTCTCGACGGCCTGTACGGGACCGAGCTTATCACGGTGGCCTACCCGGAGGATCACACCTGGGAGCAGATCGACGACATGAACCGGGCGTTGAACCGGGTCGCGTAGCGGTCGCTCGGGGCATGGATTCAGCCTGCCGGCGGGCGACGCTGGCAGGGCATGGAAGCCCACGAGATCACGTTCGAAGTCCCCGGCCAGCCGGTCCCACAGCCCCGCCACCGCGTCAGTACCCGCGGCGGCTTCGCACGGGCTTACATTCCCAAGGGCCACGCGATCCACGCCTACCGCGAGGCGGTCCAACTGCTGGCGACGACCAACGGATGGCGGGAAGGACCGGCGGCGGGCCCCGTGGCGGTCGAAATCGACTGTTACCTCGAGCGGCCTGCCAGCCACGTCACGAAGGCCGGCGAGGTCCGCTCGTCGGCCCCGACCTACCCGGGCCGATCGGATGTCGACAACCTGGCGAAGGCCGTCCTCGACTCGATCACCGACGCGGGGACGCTCTGGGCCGACGACGACCAGGTCGTCGACCTTCACGTCCGCAAGCACTACGCCAGGCCCCAGGCGGGCGGCCGGACGATCGTCACCGTCCGGAGGCTGCCGCCGTGAGCCAGCGCCGCCCGGTGATCCGCGACCCGCTCACCGGGCAGATGCGCGGCCAGCGGCGCGTGTTCCTGACGGCTCAGCAGGCGGCAGTGATCCGCAAGGCGTGGGCGGAGGGGCTGTGCCGGGACGCGATCGCCAAGCTGGCCGGCGTCACGGTCGACACGCTCTCGGCCCGGCTCCGCGACCAACTCGCCGACCTGCCCAAGCGCGGCCGCGGCGTCGGGGGCGGAAAACAGGCTGCCCCGCTCCGCGACCCGACGCCCGAGGAGATATGGGGCCATCTCACCCAGGAGATTCAGGCCAGGTGGACGGACGAGGAGCGCGAGAACGCGTGGGTCGGCGGGCGAGACTTCAAGCGGCCGGAAACGGACCCATAGGGTGTGCTCATGCCAACAGCCGCCAACCTGCCGGGCTACCTCGCGCTCGCCTTCCGGAAGGGCGACACGTACGGGACGCTGGTGGATTTCTCGATCAACGTCACCGGCCATTCCTGGGATGCGTCGGTCTACTCGTTCACGACCGGCGCGACGGTCGTCGAGCCGACGGTCTCGGTCGTGAGCGCGGCGAACGGCCAAGTCAACGTGAGCCTGACCCACACGCAGACCGCGGGGATGGCGGCCGGCACGTACGGCTGGCGGCTGGAGTCGCAGGCCCCCGGCGACGTACGTCGAACGTACCTTCAGGGCGTGGTCGAGGTGGCCCCATGAGCGAGATTGCCGTTCAGGCGTCGACGCAGCCGATTACCGTCACGGCCTCGGCCGGGACCGTGCTGGCCGGCGTGTCCTCGAGCACCGTCTCGACGGCCGCCGGGGGCGGCGTCGGCCCCCAGGGCCCGCAAGGGATCCAGGGACCGCCGGGCGACGCGATCGGCTCGTCTGCCGACGTGCAGCTCGTCGGCCTGACCGACGGCGACGTTCTCAGCTACTCGATCAGTGAAGGCGTCTGGAAAAACGCCGACGTTCTTGACGGAGGGAATTTCTAGTGGCTACGCCCTTTCGTGTTCGTCGTCGTGCCGCCGGCGGGGCCTCCGGAGCTCCCGGGTCGCTGCTTCAGTCCGAGCTCGCCTATAGCGAGGTCGACCAGATTCTCTACGTGGGCCAGGGCACCGGCGGGACCGCGAGCGTCGTCGCCATAGGGGGGCCAGGGGCGTACCTGACGAGCGCGACGGCCGGCTCCACCTACCTCACGATCTCGAACGCGTCGTCGACCTACCTCTCGCAGGCCTCGGCCTCCTCGACCTACGTCACCCAGGCCACGGCCTCGAGCACGTACGCCCCGTTGTCTTCGCCGGCCCTCACGGGCACGCCGACGGCCCCGACGGCGACCTCCGGCACAAGCTCGACGCAGATCGCCACCACGGCGTACGTGTCGACGGCGATCTCGAACCTGGTCAACGGTGCCGGCGCGGCCCTGGACACGCTCCAGGAGCTCGCCGCGGCCCTGGGGAACGACGCGTCGTTCTCGACGACGATCACGACTTCGATCGGCACCAAAGCCGACCGGACGCTCTCAAATCTGACCGACGCTGGCGCGGCCCGGACGAACCTCGGGCTCGGGTCGATGGCGACCCAGGCCGCGAACAACGTCGCGATCACGGGCGGCTCGATCGACGGCGTCACGCTCGACGGGGGGACCTTCTAAATGGGCACGCTGACCAGGATCCCCGGTGAACTCAACCTGATTTTCGTTATCGGCGACGACCTGCCAATCACGATCGACCTCGACCAGGACGTGACCGGGTCGACCTGGGAGTGCGGCGTCTACGTCGACGGCGTGGGAGTGTTCGCGACGCTGCCGGCGAGCGGCTACGTGACGACGCCGGGGGCGACCGTCTTCGCCCCGACTGTCACCGTCACCGACGCGGCCGCCGGCCAGCTCACGATCTCGATCACCGACGCCCAGACCGACATGATGCTCGACGGCGTGTCCTACCGCTGGTTCCTCAGGCAGACGCTCTCCGGCCAATCGCGGACGGTCCTGGCCGGCTTCGCGGAGGCCCGCGACCCGTGAGCGACATCGCCGTCACCGTGACGAATCCGGGCTCGGCTGCCGTCACGATCGGGGCGGGTGGCTCGGTCTCCGCGACCGTCTCGAGCGGCGGCTCGGTGGCGGTCAACCTGCCGGGCGGGGAAGCCGCGTGGACCAACATCACCGGCAAGCCGACGACGTTCACGCCTGCCACGCACACCCACCTGGCCGCGGACATCACCGACCGGGCGACGGCCCTTGTGACCAGCGTCAACGGCCAGACGGGGGCCGTCACGGTCTCGGGCGGCGGTGGCGGGGCTGGCCTGTCGGACGCGGCCCCGCAGGATCTCGGGGCCGCGTCCGCTGGCGTTTCAATCACGGCAAGTCGGGCCGACCACGTTCACGAGATGCCGACGGCGGCGGACGTCGGGGCGCTCGACAACAACTCGATCGTCGATGGCGGCACCTATGCCGGATACATCCCTGAGAACACGATCACGATCACGACGCAGCCGACGAACCAGACGGCCGTCAGCGGCGCGGCCACGTTCTCGGTGGTGGCGGCCGTCGCCCCGGTCGGGGCGCTCTCCTACCAGTGGCAGAAGTCCGAGAACAACGGATTTTCGTGGGCTGCCGTTTCTGGCGCGACTTCGTCGTCGCTCTCGCTGACCTCGCTGACGAACCAGGACGACAACGACGACCAATATCGCGTTATCGTGTCATCAGCCGGCGCTACCAGCGTCACGAGCAACGCCGCCACGCTCACCGTATCGCCGCCGCCATCGGCCAGCGGCTGGGTGCAGCTCGGAGCAGACATCGACGGCGCGGCCGTCGAGGAAGGGTTCGCGCGGTCCCTTTCCATCAGCAACGACGGGACCGTCCTTGCTGCTGGGGCTTGGTCTGCTGACGTCGGCGGGCAGAACGCCGGCGTCGTTCGTGTTTACTCGTGGAACGGGACGGCATGGTCGCAGCGTGGGGCGGACTTCACGGGCGGTGGGGCGAACCAACTGGCAGGACGTAGCGTCGCTCTCAATGGAAGCGGATCCATTTTGGCAATCGGCCTCCCTGGGGCCGCCGGCGGTGAGTACCCAGTGAACGTTGGAAAGGTCAAGGTCTACTCATGGACCGGCACTGCCTGGGCTCAGCGAGGGGCGGATGTTATTCCAGTAGACATTAGTTCAATGGGGCAAGCCGGCACCAGCGTTGCTATGGACGACTCTGGGGACTTGCTTGTCGTCGGCCAGCCATCCGCCTCGGACACTACTGGCGACCAGGGCGGGAAGCGCTACGTCTACCAATGGGACGGGACGGCGTACGCGATTCTCGCTCCGTCTATGCTCGGGTTCGCCGGGGATTCGCTCGGTAGCAAAGTGGCGGTCAGCGGAGACGGGTCCACCGTCGTCGTGTCTTCGCCTGGCGACGATTTCAGCAGCAACGACGATCGTGGGAGCATCATCGTCCAGGGCGTGTCGGCGGGCCAGTACGGAACACCAGTGAGCATCTTCGGGCCGCTCGGGCGGAACTATTTTGGAATCGGCTCGCTTTCCGTGAACCTAGACGGAACCGTAATTGCCCAGGCCGGAGGGCTTCCGCCTCAGTTCTTTAGCGTGCTCGCGAAATCGGGCGGCACCTGGCTATCGCGGCCCCCCGGAAATGACCATTTCCGCCGGCTTGTATTACTCAGTCGCAATAAGCGACTCCGGGACGGCACTAGCTGTTGGCACCGGCCACGGCGGGACGAACGCTGGCATCACGAGGGTCTATGACTGGAACGGGTCGGGCTGGGTCCAGCGTGGAGCAGACATCGCGGGCGAGGCGGCAAGCGACGTGTCTGGCGATTGCATCGCCATGAGCGCCGACGGGACGATCGTCGCCATCGGAGCCTACGGCAACGACGGCGGCGGCACGAACTCCGGGCACGTCCGCGTATACCAGTGGCAGTAAGGAGCGACCAATGCCAAACAAAATCAAGCCGAAGCGGTCCTATACCAGCAACTCGGTCCCGCTCACGACGGACCTCGAGGCCCACGAGCTGGCGATCAACTGGGCCGACGGCGTGGCCTACACGAAGGACGCGAGCGGCCAGATCGTGACCGTCCCGCTGGGTGGTGGCGGCGGTGGTGGCGGTGGATCATTCTCGGGAACTGTCACGATACCAGCCAGCGGAGACGAAGAATTTAGCAGCGTCTCGCTGCTTATGCACATGGACGGCAGCGGCTCTTCGTTCACAGATTCATCTTCATCGCCAAAAACTGTGACCGTTGTCGGAAACGTCACTCAGTCAGCCACCCAAAGCAAGTTCGGAGGCAAGTCCGCGTACTTCCCGGGAGACGGGAACTATCTGTACCTACCAGACGACGATCAGTTTGACCTGCCTGGTGACTTTGTCATCGAGGCGTGGGTGTACCTCACGGCGTACAGTCAGTCCTGGGCCGGCGCGTATGGCGCGTGCGTTGTGGCGAACTACAAAGGCGGCATCGTCGGCGAAAACCCTGGCTGGCAGTTGCGGATCAACGGGTCGTCGAGCGCTTTCGACACGATCAACGTCTACACGGGGACAACCGACCTAAACTGGACTGGCGCGTCGATCAGCCTGAACACCTGGACGCACGTCGCCGTGTCGCGCAGCGGGTCGTCCATCCGCGCCTACGTCGCCGGCTCGCAGGTTGGAAGCGCAATCACGAACACCGACACGTTCACCGAGGGATCGTCCACGGATCGCCCGCTGTGGATTGGACAACTGAACGAAGCGACTTATCGGTTCGCGTTGCCAGGATATATCGACGACCTTCGAATCACGAAAGGCACGGCAAGAGGGTACACGGGCTCAACGATAGTTGTTCCCAGTGCTGCTTTTGGTGAGGCGTACACGGCCGCGCAAACGCTGCCTGTAACAGTCACCGGGTCGGGCGGATCCAGTTCCGGACTATCTTGGTCGAGTGCCCCCGCCTCGGCGACGGCGACCGGCACGGCGGGCCAGATCGCGTACGACGGCGAATACTTCTACGTGGCGACCGGGACGAACACCTGGAAGCGGACGGCGTTGGCGACGTGGGCGGGTTTCACGCCCGCGAGCGTGACGGGCCTTCAGCTCTGGCTGGATGCGAGCGATGCGAGCAGCCTGTACGACGCCACCACCGGCGGGAGCCTCGTCGCGGCAGATGGTGCTGTTGCTAGGTGGGAGGACAAGTCGGGCAACGCGAGGCACTTCACGCAATCAAGCAGCGGCAGCAGGCCGCTGCGGAAGACGAGCCAGCAGAATGGCAAGGATACGTTGTTGTTTGCGCGTGGTGGTGGACCTACTTTTGGCGATGATATTTTGATCGGCTCTGATTTTGGTGATTACTTTCAATCAGGCCAATCTGCAACAGTGTTTGTCGTATTAAAAACTCTCACGTCCAGCGTGCGGCATGAATTGATAAACAAGCAAAATGCTTCCGGAGGCTGGCGTTTTCTTTTGGAAAGCGACAACAAGGCGACTTTGTTTTTTGATGACAACAGCAGCAACCGCACAACAGTAGCGACTACCAGCACTGTTTCTACGAGCAGTTATTCGGTTCTGGCTTTTAAGGCATCCGGCGGCTCTCTGTCGTCCGCCGCAATTTATAAAAACGGCGCGTCGCTTGCTGTGTCGGCGTCTGGTTCGGTGACGACCGTAGCCGACAATTCAGAAGTGCTAGAAATTGGCGGTGCAACGTCGTCAGGCAGTGTGTTTGACTCGCTTGACGGGAACATCGCCGAAATCATCATCTACGACTCTGCCCTCTCCGGCACCGACCGCGAGGCGGTGGAGAACTACCTGCTGGCGAAGTGGGCGATCATATGATGTCGAATGACGCCTTCGCCGCCGCTCTCGTTCACGCCTCAAACATGACACACAGTCTCGCCCGCTACACCGCGAACTTCACGCCGCCGACGGCCGCGTTCCCAGACGCATAGTCCCATGACCACCGTCACGCCTCAAACATGACACACAGCCTCGCCAACGCTGGCTCCGCGCCCTACGGAGTGTTTTCGGTACGGCGAGGCAGCCCCGACGCGACACGCAGCCCGACAACGGCCGAGCGACGATGGGAGCGGGGCAGTGGCCTCCCGGCGGGACAGGCACCGGCACTGATAAAGCCGCCAGCCGAACCCCGCCGGGAGGTTTCTAGATCCGCGACATGATCCCTTCGGAGCTGCTCGACTGATGCCGAACGCCCTCCCACGCTGGCGGCCAGCTTGCCCACGCGTCCGGCCGTCAAAGGAACGAGCCCACTACACGTCGGCCGACTGGCGAGCCCGTCGCCTGCGGACCCTGATTCGCGACGCGTACACCTGCCGCGAGTGCGGTCGCGTCGTCCACGGCTCGGCGGCCCACGTCGACCATATCGTCCCGCTCGAGGACGGCGGGACGGACGCCGACGCGAACCTACAAACGCTCTGCGAGGCTTGCCACGGCCGCAAGACACGCGACGAGCAGCGGCGGAAGGGCTACGCGTAGCCATTGTTTCAGGGCCGCTACGGGCCACGCTGGAGCCCATGGAACGCAACCAGGCCCCCGGGGTGGGGTCGGCCGAACATCTGACAACCGACGGAAAGCCCCAGGCCCCATCGGCGCGAATTTCTGTCGGGTTTTGAGAACCTGGGAGGTCTCCGGCATGGGCCGACGCGGTCCGATCCCTGATCCGAAGAGCGAACGGTCGAAGACCGGCCGCAACTCGCGTGCACCTCGCGGACCTCGGTCTACTGGCGAGGCCCCGGCCCCGCCGGCCTCGATCGCCCACGACCCGCAGGCGGTGGCCTTCTGGGAGGCTCACGCCCAGCAGCTCGCCGCCGTGGGCCGCCTCCGCCCCGAACAGGCCGAGCCGTTCGCGATCCTGTGCCAGCTCCACGCCGACTGCGTGTCGCTGGCGAAGCAGGTCGCGGCCGAGGGCTGGATCACTGCCACCGACAAGGGGCAGGCCGCGAGCCCGGTCGCGAAACTCCTCCGCGACGCTCGTCGCGACTTCGTCGCCCTGGCCCGAGACTTCGGGCTGACCGCCGCCGCGGAAGCCCGCCTCCCCCAGGATCCAAACGATGCCGCCAAGGAAGACGACGCCGAAGCCGCGCTCCTCCGGACCCTCGCGGTCAAGAGGGCCTAGGCGTGCCGCGCCGAACAAGCGGCCGGAGTACGTGGCCGGGTATGAGTTTGACAAGGTCGCCGCCGAGCGCCCGGTCCAGTTCATCGAGGAACTCTGCCGCCATCCCGACGAGCTGGGCGGCGTCCCGCAAAAGATCTCCTTGATCGAGTGGCAGAAGGACCGCGTCCTTCGCCCCCTCTTCGGCTGGCGCAGGCCCGACGGCCGCCTCCGCTATCGCCGGGCCGGGATCTTCGTCCCCAAGAAGAACCGGAAGTCGAGCCTCATGTCCCAGCTCGCTCAGTACATGATTACCTGCCACGCCCCGGCCCAGGACGTGTTCCTCGCGGCGAATGACCGACTCCAGGCCCGGACCATGTACCGGATGGTCCGCCAATCGGTCGAGGCCTCGCCGACGCTGTCGAAGCTGCTCGAGGTCGTCGACTCGCGGTCGATCATCCGGAACCGCGAGACGGGGAAGGAAATCCGCTGCCTGTCTTCGGACTCGTGGCGGAACGAAGGCCTGAACGGCTCGGTGATCCTGGACGAGATTCACAGCTTCAAGACCTCCGACCTGGTCGACGCCCTGATCTACGCGACCCGCGGCACGGCGAACGGCCTCGTGATCTCGATCTCGACGGCAGGCGACTCGCGGAACGGCGTCGGCTGGCGATGGTGGTCCGACTGCCAGCTCGTGATCGCGGACCCGAAAACCAATCCGACTTTCTACGGCCTGATCTACGCGGCCGATCCCGACGACGACTTCGGCGATCCGAAGGTCTGGCGGAAGGCGAATCCGTCGATGGGCGTAGCGTTCCCCGAGGACGAGTTCGCCGCCGACTACCAGGACGCGAAGACCGACCCGCGGAAGTTCTCTCGCTGGCTCCGCTACTCGCTGAACGTCTGGGAGCAATCCGACAACCGCTGGTTCGCGAACCCCGACGACTGGGCCGCCTGTGCCCGCGAACCTTCGGAGCCGGTAGAGGGCCGCCCGTGCTGGATCGGCGTCGACCTGGCATCGAACCTCGACATCACGAGCGTCTGTTTCGCGTGGAAGGAGCCCGACGGGTCCTATTACCTCCGGTGGCGTCACTATGTGCCGGAGCAGACCGTTCCGGAACGCGAGAAGAAGGACAACATCCCCTACTCGACCTGGATCCGCGGCGGCTGGCTGACCGTGACCGAAGGGGCCCGGCTGGACCATCAGCGGATCGCGGCCGACCTAATCGAGTTTGCCGAACGGCACGCCGTCCAGGTCGTCGGGATCGACCCGTGGAACGCGGGCCTGATCGCCTCGCTTCTTCAAGCGGCCGGGATCGAGGTTCAGGCTATTACGCAGCGGACGGGCACCCTAAACGCCCCGTCGAAGCTGTTGGAGGGAATGGTCGTTGCGAGGACGTTACGGCACAGCGGCGACCCGGTCGCGGCGTGGGCCGCGAATCACGTCGCCGTTTACGAAGACACGACGGGCAGCATCAAGCCGGACAAACAGAAAAGCACCGAGAAAATCGACCCGATCGTCGCCGCGGTAAACGCCCTGGCGGTCGCGAGCACCAGTTCCGACGACGCCACCGACTGGAACCTGATCCAGCTATGACCAAAAAGCCCGCGACGAAGAAGGCCGCCCCCCGCCGACGCCAGCCCCGGCAGCTCGAGCTCCGCTCGATCGAGCCGTTCTTCCTGGAGCGGCCCGACGCCGTCACGGCCCAGACGGCTATCCGCGTGACGGCGATCCTGGCGTGCGTCCGGTTCGTGGCTCAGTCGCTCGCGAGTTGCCCGATCCACATCATGCGGAACGTCGGCGGCGGCCGCCGCGAGCCAGCCCGCGACCTGCCGGTCTATCGGACGCTCTCCAAGGCCCCGAACTTCTGGATGTCGTCCTATGAGTGGGTCGAACTCATGGGCCATCACTGTGCCCTGTGGGGCTCGGCCTATTCGCGGATCGTCCCCGGCCCCCGGGGCGGGTTCGCCGAGCAGCTCCTTCCGCTGCACCCGTCTCGGATGACGCCGAAGCTGGTGGCCGACCGGAACGGCCAGCCGATCGACCTGGTCTACGACTACCAGGGCCCCGAGGGGGCGCGCACGTACGCGCGCTCCGAGATCCTGCATTTCCGCTGGCTGTCGGACGACGGCTATAAGGGCTTGATCCCCTCCGAACTGTGCGGGACCGCCGTCGGCCTGGCCCGCAAGCTCGACGCGGCGGCCTCCTCCTACTGGGAAAATTCGGCGCGGCCGGACGTGATCCTGGAGACCCAGGAAACGATCCCCCAGGAAGCGGTCGAGAAGCTCCGCCAGCAGTGGCGGGAAATGTACGGCGGCCCCAAGCGGGCCGGCTCGACGGCCGTCCTCCCGAAGAAGGTGACGGCCCGCGTGGTCGAGGGCTCCAGCCGCGAGGCCTCCCAGTACATGGAACTCCGGAACGCGATCGTCGGCGAGATCGCCCGCGCGTTCGGGATCCCCAGCTCGATCATCGGCCACGAGGCCGCGGGCCGGTGGGCTTCGGTCGAGCAGGAGTTCTTGTCGGTCCAGGTCTTCACGATCCTTCCCTGGCTCCGCCGGTTCGAGCAGGCGATCGACCGCTCGCTCCTGAACACCTACGGCGACGACGTGTACGCGAAGCTCGACAACCGGGGCCTGCTAAGAGGCGACGGAGCCGCGCGGGCCGCCCTGTATCAAAGCCTCTTCAACATGGGCGCGATCACGCCCAACGAGATCCGCGGCCTCGAGGACTTCGACCGGCTCGACAACGAAGCCGCCGATCGGACGTTCATGCAGCTCGGCTTCGCGCCCCTGGGGGCCAACATGGAGGGCACCGATGGAACTGGAGCGTAGGTATCTGCCGGCGGCCGATGGCAACGCCCTCGAGCTGCGGGACGACGGCGGCCCGGTGATCCGCGGGATCTCGCCCCCGTGGAACTCGCCATCGGTCGACCTGGGCGGCTTCACTGAGCAGTTCTCCCCGTCGGCGTTTGATCGCGTGCTGAACCGCTCACGCAACGACCCGCGCGGCCGCGTCGATGTGGTCGGGCTGTTCAACCACGACGACAACCTCGTCCTGTCACGGACGACGAACAACTCCCTCGGCCTGTCGAAGGAAGCCTCCGGCCTCGGCTGGGAAATGCGAAACCTCCCCGACACGCAGACCGCCCGCGATGTCGTCTCGCTCCTCCGGGCGGGCCTGCTCTACGGGGCCTCGTTTGGGTTCATCGTCTCCGACAAGGGCCAGCACTGGACGGAAGACACGAAGGGGAACCCCGTGCGGACGATTACCGACGCCGATCTCTTCGACGTTTCGGTCGTGACCTGGCCCGCCTACCCGGCCTCGTCCGCCGGCCTGCGGTCGCTCGCCCAGTGGCGGGAAGAAAACCTGACCGCCGCCGAGATCCGCGACCGCGTCGAGCGGGACGCCGAGCGGGCCGCGGCCCGTCAGCGGGAGATCGAGGCCTCGATCGTCGCCCTGAAGCTCGCGAGGCTCCGCGCGTATGCGTAAGTGCAACTGCGGCGAGCGGATGAAGGTGGACTCCTCACGCCGGGCCGGCGAGCTCCAGGTCCGGTACCTCGAGTGCCCGCGGTGCAAGGCCCGCCGCCGGCAGGTGGTCGAAGCCGATCAAATCTGGAGGCGGAAGAAATGACGCTGCACGAACTCTCGGAACGCGTGAAGGCCTTCGTCGTCGAGGCCCAGGATCGGGCCAGCGACGGGATCAGCGTCGCCGACTTCGCCGAGATCGTCGTCGACCTGCTCCGGCTCGTGCTGGCGGCCCTCGACACGATCCCGGCCGACAACGCGGCAAAGAAGGCCTGGGCCCTGTCGGCCGTCGAGCTGCTGTTCGACACGCTCGCCGACAAATGCGTTCCGGTGATGGTCTGGCCGGTCTGGATGATCGTCCGCCCCGCCGTCCGTCAACTCGTCCTGCTCGCGGCCTCCGGCCTGATTGAAGGCCTCCTGCCGATCGTGAGGGCCGCTACATGACATACGTCATCCTGTTCGCCGCCGCCGCGGCTGTACTGTTCTGGCCGTCGAAGCGGCCGATCCTGCCGCCGCTCACGCCGCCGGGCCCGGCCTCCCCGAAGGTTCCGACGTTCCTCGAGGCGACCTCGGCCCTGGCAGACGTTCGCCGCCGGCTGTTGGCGGGCGACCTCCTGGGCGACGCCGAGCGGAAGGCCGTCGACGTGCTCCAGCTCGCCCTGACGGCGGGGAGCGAAAAATGAGCCGATACGCCCTGGCCGCCGTGTTCGTGCTCGTGGCCGCCGCCATGTGGTTTGCCAGCGGAGACCGCTCGCCGTCCCCGTCGCCGGCCCCGCCCCAGACCGCGCTCGACCTGCGCGGCCTGTTCGTGGGGCCGACGGCCGCCGATGACGCCGTGACGTTCGGGGCCCTGTGCGACGAGCTCGCCGAAGTGATCGCCTACGACGGGACGCTGGCGTCGCCCCGCCTGAAGACTGGGACGCAGCTCGACGACCTCCGCGTCGCCGCCTGTGACGCCCGGATGCGCGGCCTGTCGATCGGGGCTCGCCAGCCCAAGGTCCGCGACGCGATCAAGACGTACCTCGACGCCAAGATCGGCACCGGCGGCGGCCCCGTGAGCGTCGACGCCCGCCGGGCGTGGGTCGACGCTTTCCGCGAGATCGCGAGGGCTGCCGCCAATGCGACGCGATGAGCGGGCCCTGATCGCCGCGGTCCTCGTGATCGTGGCCGCGACCTTCCTCGGCTACCTGCTGCCGGTCCGGAGCCAGCCCGAGAACTTCGGGTACACGCCGAACCCCGAAGGCGTCCAAGAGTTCCTGGCCGAACTTGACCAGCCGATGTTTGCCCAGGCCGGGGCCGAGGCGATCCGCGGGGCCCAGGGCGTCGACACGTTCCTCTATCGCTCGCTCTACAAGGCCCACCAGGCCCGCTACGGGTCGCCCTTCGTCGTGGGCGAGCAAGGGATCGGAGACTGCGTCTCCTGGGGCTGGGCCCACGGCGTATGGATCTCCCAGGCGATCGACTGGGAACTCGGCAAGCTCCCGGAGCCCCCGCTCGCGCCCGCGACGGAGGCCGTATACGGCGGATCGCGGGTCGAGGCGAGGAACAAGCCCGAAGGCGGCGGCGGGTGGTCCGACGGTTCGTACGGCGGCGCGGCCGCCCGGTGGGTTCGCGACTGGGGCGTCGTCTACCGCGAGAAGGTGCTCGAGCACGACCTGACGACCTACTCGCCGAAGCGGGCTAAAGACTGGGGCAACTGGGGCGCGGGCGGCAAGGGCGACGGCGGCAAGCTCGACGCCGAGGCGAAGAAGCACCCGGCGAAGTACGTCAGCCTGGTGAAGACTTGGGACGAGGCGGCCGCCGCGATCGAGAGCGGCTATCCGGTCGCCGTCTGCTCCATGCAGGGTTTCGCGTCCGTCCGCGACGCCGACGGCTTCTGTAAGGCCTCCGGGACCTGGGCGCACTGTATGTGTTTCGTCGGCGTCCGCTACGGCAACCGCCCCGGCCTGCTGTGCCTGAACTCGTGGGGCCCGTCCTGGGTCGGTGGCCCGCGATGGCCCGACGATATGCCCGAGGGCTCGTTCTGGGTCGAGAAGGCGGTCGCCGATCGGATGCTCTCGGGTGGCGACTCGTTCGCCGTCGGCAGCGTGGACGGGTTCGGCTTCCGCGACCTACATCACGGTAATTGGTTTCAGCCGCCCCCCAAACTTCGCCCGGAGAACCTCGCCGATGAGATTCGACCGTAGTACCGTCGTGGCCTGCGTGGTCGCGATCATTATCTGGAACTGGGCCACGAGTTCAGGCGGCGGAATCACGCCCGGCCCTGGGCCATCGCCCCGACCGCTGGACGGCCGCCCGATCCTGAAGCTGATCTCCCGGGCCGCGAAGGCGCTGCTCTGGGTCTCGCTCGTGGCCGAGCCTCCGCCGTCGAGCCAGCTCTACAGTACGACTTCTGTTCTCGTGGACGAGGAAGGCCGCCCGATGCTCGATCATGGGAGGGGCTGGTGATGTGGCGCGCCTTCATTGCGTTCCTCGCGTCCCTGACGGCCGACCCTGTCGCCGTCGACCGTGAAGCCCCGCGGGCTGCCGCCGCGGTCGCCGCGTCCTATTCGCAATTCGCGAACGGCGAAACGCCGAGCCCCGCTCCCACGCCGAAGCCGGGCGAGTGCTGCAAGGCCTGCAAGGGGACCGGAACGATCACGCATGGCGACGGCCATAAAACGCCCTGCCCCTGCCCGGACTCGTGCGCGTGCAAAAAGACCGCGTCGCCCGCATGCCCTGACGGAAAGTGCCCGACGAAAACCGTCCTACGGTAGTGCAGGGCTTCTTCAAGGGTCCGGGCGGGCCGGGGACATTGGCTCCCAGTTCCACGGAAACCCACGAACAAGGAAACGCCATGCACGCCCACCGCAAGCTCCAGGACGAGGCCGCCGCCGTCATCGCCGAAGTCGAGCAGATCCGCAACCTGACCGACGAGACCGAGGTCGCCGCGAAGGCCGACCGGCTGGCCGAGCTCGTGCTTCGCGCCGAGCAGCTCCCCGGCGAGATCGAGGCCGCCCAGGCCGCCGAGTCTCGCGCCCTGGCGAGCGTGGAAAACCTGCGGACCGCGGTCTCGACCTCCCCCGCCGAGGCCCGCAAGGCCCCGGCGATCCATGTCGCGAAGAAGGTCGAGGGCTTCGAGGACGCCTCGCAGGCCGTGACGGCCGGCGAGTACCTCCGCGGCCTGGCCCGCGGCGAGTACCGGGCGATGTCGACCGGCGGCGTCGGTTCCGGGAAGGAGATCGTCCCCGAGGAGCTCTTCGGGAACATCATCAACCAGATGAACCGCGTGTCTGTCGGTCTCCGGGTGGCGAGCGTCTTCTCGACGATCGCCAACAAGATCAGCCTCCCGAAGGCTGGCGACGCGACCGCCGCGTTCTACGACGAGGCGGACGAGGGCAGCTTGACGGACATCGCCACCAGCTCCGTGCCGGTGACGCTGTTCGGCCTCCGCAGCCTGACCGCGGTCTCCAACGACCTGATCGAGGACTCGGTCGTCGACGTGGCGGCCCTCTTCGCCCGCTCTGTAGCGAACGGCTTCGCGTCGAAGATCGACTACGCCTGGCTCCAGGGCGACACGACCGCCGGGATCGACGGCCTGGTCGGCGAGGTGGCATCCGGGAACACCATCACGGTGGCCTCGGCCGGTGCGACCTCGGCGTCCGAGCTGGCCGACATGGTCGGCAAGATCGACCCCCTCGCCGCGAATACGAGCTGGGTGGTTAGCCCGGTCGGTTTCGGTGCCCTGCTCGCGGCCCACGCGAACACGGGCTCGGTGATGCTCGCCGACGCGATGGCTCCGACGGTCTACGGCCGCCCGGTCTACGTGACCAACGGCCTTCCCGCCGGGACCCTCGCCCTGTACGGCGATTTCGGGATGGCAACGGCCGTCGCGGTGAAGGCCAGCGGCCTCCGGGTCGACGCCCTCCGCGAGGTGCGGGCGGTGAACGACCAGACGCTCTTTGTCGCGAAGCAGCGCTGTGGGATCGCGAACCACGCCCCCGAGTTCGTGTCGAAGCTGGTCATCGACTGAGGCTGATCCCCGGTCGAACGGAATCAAGGCCGGGGGCTGGCAGGGATGCCGCCCCCGGCCGCCTTCGTATAGGGAGCCAACATGACGCCTCGATCGGTAAAACTCCTCACGCCGCCCACGGTCGAGCCCGTCTCGCTGGCCGAGGTCAAGCAACACCTCCGGCTGATGCCGGACCAGACCGACGACGACCTCTACATCGTCGCCCAAATGGCAGCCGCCCGCCGGCTCATCGAGCGGCGGCTCGGGATCGCCCTCGTCGCGACCCAGTTCCGCAGCAGGTGGGACGCCGGGGCCGTCGTCCTGCCGCTCGTGGGCCCGGTCCTGGTCGACGAGGACCACCCGCTCGCCCTGACGGTGGACGGCGTGGCCCTGACCTCGAGCGATTACGAACTCGACGATGACTCCTCCGAGATCGAGCTCGACGCGGCGGCCACCGGCGAGGTCGTCGCCACCTACTGGGCTGGCGTGGCCCCCGGCCAGCCGATCGCCCCGCAGCTCCGGGCGGCGATCTTGCTCTACGTGGCCCACCTGTACGCCAACCGCGAGGCGGCCAGCCTGGACGCCCCGGCCGAGGTGCCGATGGCGTTCGAGACGCTTCTCGCCAGCGAGTCGACAACGGGGGTCTGGTGATGCCGCTCCCTTCGGGCCTGCTCCGCGAAGTGTTCGCGATCGAGTCTCCGACGGAGACCCGGAACGCCCTGGGCGAGTCGGTGCAGACCTGGCAGGAAGAGGGCCGCCGCTACGGGTCGTACGAAGCCATTTCATACTCGGAGCAGACCCGCCGCGGGCAGGTCGGCGGCTCGGTCTCGGCAACGGTTCGGATCAGGTACTTCCCGGGCCTGACGGGTAAGCACCGGCTCCGGTGGATCAGCCGTGGCGGCCGCGTGCTGTACGTCTCCAGCGTGATCGAGCGGGGCTTCCGCGAGGAGCACGAACTCGCGGTCGAGGAGCAGGCCACATGATCGCGCTATCGTGGAGGGTCGACCGCTACGATTTCACCGACTACGACGCCGATAAGGCCGTCGCCGTCGTGATGGACCGATTCAAATCCCTGCCGCGGCACATCGCCAGGAAGCACATGGGAGCGGCTATGCGTCGTGTCCTGAAGCCCGGCGTCCCGATCCTGCGGAAGAATACGCCGCCCATGGGTACACGCCGCGGCCGCCGCAAGAAGGGCGAAAAGCCTATCTCTACCGGAGCCATGCGGCGGGCCGTGACGACAAGGACAGGCCAGACCGGCCGCAACCAGGACGGGTTCGTCTGGGGCGTGCTCGGCTACCGGGCCTCGTTCGAAAGCCGAAAGGCCATTTGGCACCAGTACGGAACAACTACCGGGCTCCAGGCGGCCGACATGATCGGCCGCACGATGAGGGAGTTCGGCCAGCCAGCGGCGAACAAGTTAGCGGCCGAATTGGCCGTCGCTTTCGATAAGGCGGTCAAGGAAAACGCGTCCGGCAAAAACCCTGGTTTCGGAGCGTAACGCATGGCAAGCCCCGAGGCGTGGCTACGGATGGCGATCGAAGGCGTGGCCGGGTGCAACGCCTACCCACTGGTGGTGAACGAGGGCCAGGCCCCGCCGTTCGTGGTTTACATGAGGACCGCTACGGCCCGCGTCCAGCAGCTCGACGGCGCGTTCGACTCCCCAGTCGGGACGTTTGAGATCACGATCTACAACGACGGATACCTCGCCGTGAAGACCACGGCCGACGCCGTCCGGGCCGCCGTGAATAACTTCCAGGGACCGGGCGAAGGGGCGAACATCTTGAGCGTGCAACTCGACAACGAGCGGGACGCCGATCCCGTGTTTCTCGAGGGGCGCGATCTTCCGACCTTTGTCGTAGAGCAGACCTATACCATCCGCTGGGAAGAGTAGCCATGCCTGTCGCAGACTCACAGGGTACGACGTTTACGTTCGGCGGCGTCGAGTTCTCGGCCACGAACATCAAGGTGAAGAAGACCGGCAAGGGCTACGACCAGGACGTCGACGTATCGACGCTCTCGCTCGCGAGCGGTGCCGACAAGGTTTACGAAGCCCCGGCCCTCTACGACTACGGCCCGGCGGGTCGCTCGATCGAGATCTCGCTCTCCTACCTGGGCGACGACGAGCCGGACACCGATAGCGAGCTGACGCTCGTCTGTGCGAAGTTTGGCCTCAACGACCCGGCGCGGTGCAGCGAGTTTGAGCTCGAAGCAGCCGTCGGCGAGAAGATCAAGGGTACGGCCACGTTCGTAATCAAGGGCTAAGGGGGATGGGATGCCATTCGCCGATGCCCAGGGTGCGACGGTCTCGTTCGGCGGAGTTGTCCTCGGTAGCCTGGTGAACATCCAGGCCACCCAGTCCGTCTCCGGCAAGTTCGACTGTACCTCCCTGCTCTCGCCCGTCCTTGGGGCCGGGGCGAACTCCCGCGTTCTGCTCCAGTCGAACCCGACGAGCGTCGACGCCGGCGGGGTCGCCGTTCAGTTCATCGGCCAGACCGTGTTCTCGCGTGCCGACATCGGCCGCGTCGCCCCGCTGGTTTTCGCCCTGCCGTCGGGCGGGGCATTGGTTGGGCTGGCGTACCTCGACAATTTGGAACTAGAGGCCGCCGTCGGAGAGAAGCTCCGCGGGACCGCGACCTTCACGTTCACAGGATTTTTTGCCTAATGCCCACGACAGCCGAAGACATTTTCGGAACCGCCACGCCCGACGTCGTCGAGGTGACGCCAGCCGGCGCGGCAAAGCCCGTCCGTCTCCGCTACCCGACTTTCCGCGAGTGGCACGAGATCACGATCGAGCACCGGAAGGCCGGGGCCGACAAGCGCGACCCGTCCGCCGACCTGATCGCCCGGACGATCGCGATCTGTATCGCCGACGGCCAGGGCCGGCGCAAGCTCACCGACGCCGAGGCCTCCGCCCTGCTCGAGGCCAGCCCGCGGCAGGTGATGGATCTCTACACGAAGTGCTGGGAGACGGTGCTCCGGAACGACGACGACGCGGCAAAGGGGGAGGCAAAAAACTAAAGAGCGAGCCGGCGGTCTTGTTCCTCCACCGGCTCGCGATCGAACTAGGGGAACCGAGCGTCGATGCCCTCGCCTCGAAGATCACGGTTCGGGAGTTTCGCCGCTGGTGCGGATACTACCTCCTGGAGCCCTTCGGGACGGATTGGCAACGGACGGCCCGCCTGGCGGTGTGGTTGGCCGTGACGCTCGGAGCGAAGTTCGACCCAGACGACGAGATCGAGGCGAAGTTCCTGCCGACCTACCGCAGCGTTCCCCAGACCGACGACGAGATCTTCCGCGAGCTCATGAAAATCCCGGGCCTGAAGAAACGACACGAGAGCGACTAATGGCAGCCATCGGCAAGGTGTCCGCTGTCTTTTCGGCCAGCACCAACGGACTCACGAGCGGCGTCAATACTGCGATCGCGGCCTTCGGTCGCGTGGGTGGCAACGCCCGAGCCCTGGGTTCGGCTTTTCAACAACTCCAGTCCATCGGGAACATGGGCGTCGGCAACGTGGGGCCGGCTGCCGACGCGTCGTCCGCCGCCTTGTCGAGATTTACGCGGCTCTCCGAAGGACTCCAGCAGGCCCTTCAGGCCGGAAGGATCACGTCCGACGAGTTCGCCCGGCGTATGCAACTCGTCGAGCAGGCGGCCAGCGAGACGGCGTCCACGATGGCCCGCGGCGCTGCCATCACCGACCAGTACCGCAGCTCCGAGGAGAAGCACGCACGCCGGCTTGACGAGCTGAACAAACTCCACGCGGCCGGGGCGATCGACACGAAGACCTACCTCCGCGCCGTTGGCGCAGCCAACGACGAGCTTAAACAAAGCCAGGGCGGCGCGAATGCGTTCAAGAAGGCGGCCGCGACCGTCGAGACCGCTACGACCGCCGTTACCCGCCGCCTCAATGCCCTAATCGCGATCCAGGGGGCCCAGCTTTTCGGGTCCGTCGTTCGCGGCGTGTCCGACGCTGTCCGGTCTCTCGTGAACATGGGCCAGGCCCAGGCCGAGGTGATCGACTCGACCTCGAAGCTCGCCGCCCGGCTGGGCTTCACCTACGGCGAGCTGGCGGGCCTGGGTCTCGCGGCCGAGCTGTCGGGCGTGTCGATGGATCAGGTGGCCGCCGCCGCCACGAAGGCCGACATCGCGTTCGTCAAGGCCGCCAACGGCTCCAAGCAGGCCCGGGCCGTCTTCGACCGGCTCGGCCTGTCCATGGACCAGCTCCAAGGCATGAGCGCGGCCGAGCGGTTCGACGCGATTGCCGCGTCGATCGCCGCCCTGCCGACCGAGGCCGAACGGGCCGCCGCGGCCGTGGCGATCTTCGGCCGGGCCGGGGCTGCCATGCTGCCCATGTTCGCCCAGGGGGCCGAGGGGATCGCCGCCGCCCGCCGCGAGGCCGAGGCCTTCGGGCTGACGCTGACGAACGCCCAGGGGCAGAACGTCGAGGCGATGAACGATTCGTTCACCAGGGCCCAGCAGGCGATCCAGGGCGTCGTCGGCCAGATCGTGGCCTACCTGTCCCCGGCCGTCGAGGCGGTCACGACGGCGTTCTCGGACTTCGTGGGTAGCGTCGGCGGGGCGAACATCGGCCAGGCCATCGGCGACGCCCTGCTTCAGGGGGCGCAGTTCTTCGCCGGGATCGCCGACTGGGTGATCGCCGGCCTGGGCGGCGTGTTCGAGTACGCGACGGCCGTCGGCGAATACTGGGCCACCGGCTGGGAGTTGGGGACGCGTGTCGGGAACTTGCTCTACGGTGCGTTCAAGACGTTCGAGGCGGTGGGGAACATCATCGGCGGGCTGTTCTCCGACATCGTGGCGGGCCTGTACCGGGCTGCGGCGACGATTGCCGGCGTGATCCCCGGGTTCGGGGATATGGCCGCGTCGCTGAATCAGTCCGCCGACGGCTGGGCCGCGACGGGCGACCAGTTCGCCGCCTCGATGAACCAGAACCTCGACGCGGCGTCGACGGCGTTCGGGAACGCCTTCGGCGAGTCGGCCGCGGCGGCCGCCCCGGCGGCGGTCGGGCCCGTGTCGCAAATGATCGACGACGCGAGGCGTCGCGCCGAGCAGGCGGCAGCCCAGCAGGACACGGCGGCCCGGCAGACCGTCGGCCCGCAGGCCGTGGCCCCGGCCCAGGCGGTGGCGTCCACCGAGGCCCTGAAGGCCACCGACTCGACCTCGCGGGAAGGGATCGCGGAAATGTTCCGCCTCATGCGTGGCGACGCCGGCAACGTCCAGGAGCAACAGCTCGGCGTCCTTGAGCAGATCCGCGACGCCGTCCAGTCAGGGAACGAGGACGGCGGATTCGACTCGACCGAGCTCGTCTTCGGGGGTGCCTGATGGCTGTCGTCGGCTGGCGTGAAACCGCAAAAGGGAAAAAGGTCTCCGGCAAGTTCGGAGAGTCGAACACCTACTCGCGGGCGTTCCTGATCCGCGTCGATCACCCGGCCACGTCCGAGGTGGCGATCTGCCGGGCTCCCGGCATCGTGTACGGGGCCGCCCACCCGGCACAGTCGGCGTGCAAGGCGATGGAGTTCTCGCTCGACATGGCCGACGATGTCGGCCTCTGGTGGACGCTGTCGGTGAACTACTACGCGCCGCCGCCCGAGGCGATCCCGGACGAGAACGGGATTCCGGAAGACTCTTGGGCCGCCAGCGGCGGCACCAGTACGGGCCCGGCGTTCCAGGACATCGACGGGGATACGATCGTCAACTCTGCCGGCGACCCGCTCGAAGGCCTGGAGCAGGAGAATGACGACATCTCGTGGACGCTCACGAAGTGCTACTCCGACATGAGCTGGGACGCTGTCAGGGTTCAGCAATCAAACACCGTAAACGAAGCTTTTTGGAACTACGGCCTTTCTGGGACCTGGAAGGTAAACTTCCGGTCGGCCCAGAAGAAGACGATCGCCACGGCGACGACCGGCACCTCGGGCCCATCGCCGAACGACGGAACGAACGCGCCGGCCGAAGGGTCCGAGTCCACGTCCACCTACTGGGAGACCGTCTGGGAGTTCCGCTACCGGAAGAACGGCTGGGCGCTGAAGCCCTGGGATGTCGGCTTCAATGAACTGGTCAGCGGCGAACGCCAGGCGATCGTCGGGGCCGACGGAAAAGCCGTGAAGCAGCCGGTCGCCCTGACGGGCGCGGGGGCGGCCAAGCCTGCCGGCGAGGCCCCGGACGCCCTGGCGTTCGACGTGTACGACTCGTCGAACTTCTCCACGTTCGGGGAGCCGTCCTAATGCCAGGCCGCCGCGAGCGGATCACGTTCGACCGCCGGACGGCGAAGCGGATCGCGACCGTCGTCCGCGACGCCGAGCGCGGCGACCGCGACCTGGCCCCGGTCACGTTTCGGACCGGGGGCGGCGACGATGGGGCCGAGATCCGGCTCGGCACGATCGCGGCGAGCTGGACCAAGGGCACGACGGCCACCGTGACGCAGCTCAAGCCCGACGGCTCGGCCTTGACGCCGACGCGGACGTTCACGGCGACGAACTGGTTCGCGGCCGTGACGGTCTCGAGCGGGACGAAGAAGGTCGCCTGCGCGTCGGTGGGCAGCCTGTGGATCCTGATCGCGGCGGAGTGCTAGGCCATGATGCTCGGAAGCCCGTGCTCGCCGTGCTGTGGGGAGGTCTGCGGGTGCGCAAGCCCGGCGGATTTCCCGCC